TTGCATGTTGGTCTGATACATGCTTAGGAACGCCTTGTCTGAATTTATTGTAGTTACCTGCAGTTGCATGACCTCTAAGCTTACTTGCAGACATTCCTGCAGTACCTTTTGCATTAGGGTTTCTTGCACCGGCATTGTGTAGTTTTATTTGTTTGAAATTAAACATTGCACCTTTGTGTGTGCCATTATATTTGTTTAATAATTTTTTGAATTCTGGTATTCTATCGCCACCTGCAATCATATGCAAATGTGTGTTACCAGCTTTATGTAACTTTCTCGCCTGATGCAAAAAAGTAGGGTGTTCTCTTGATGAAGTTGTTATATTAGTTTTAGGGAAAAACCTCTTGGCGTGTTTTACCTTTTGTGCAGCTGATAGGGGGTTGGATTTTGCATCGTTAGAATGTGATAGAACTACATGATGACTTGCTTTATATCTTGCAGCTACACTCTTAACTTTATCGACTAACTTGGCGTGACCTGTTGTAGGTGGTTGGAGACGGCCGAATGCCATAGCGGCATGCCGTTCATTTGCTTCAACTATAACATCTACAAATTCTTTGAATTTCATTTCCGCCTCTACAGCAGTTAGTTAATGTGGTATTTAGTATTTATAACCGCTGGGAGTGAATTTATTCAGCTACAATAAAGGCATTACCGTATGGGTGTTCTCCTGTCCAGTTTTCTTTTAGATGACCATATTCATAGTCAAAATACTTAATCTTAAAACCAGCTTCTACGATAGTGGTTAACCACCATTCTTCTGATTCTCTTGTTACATGTGTTATATCCATCTCATACTCACGAATACGATATCTCTTGCCATCACCTAAAGGAACTGCAACAAATATAGATTTACATCTAGCTCTTAATGCTTTTAATACAGATAGAATTTCATCTTTTGGTATGTGTTCTAATACATCTTTAGCAATGATTAAGTCCCAACCACCTTTGATATCTTCTACTGCTTCAATTTTAGATACATAATCTTTAACTTTCGGGTGGCACTTCTCAACTGCATATTCAGATACATCGACACCAAATGCTTCTTTACCTAATAATCTCAATGCATGAACCATAAATCCTTTAGCACAACCAAAATCTAATACATTTTTAAATTCAATGTTGTTTATAATAGATGAGGCTTCACGAATACTTCTTTCTGGCATCCAACGATATTGTTCATAAGCACTAACTCTTTTACGGACTCCATCTTCATAGTAATCTTTATTAAAAACTTCATATTTTTGTGTCTTATCAATATAACTCATAATATCCTTTAAGCAAATTCATTGTGTCTTGTGGGCATTAAAACATCATCTATTAATTCATTTTGCATTGCATACTTACAATATGAACAATCATGGTGCCTTGTAAAATTATCTACGCCTTCTTGAGTGTTATAGAAATCTGTGATACCTTCAATATCACATAGTTTAAATTCATCATTCACTCGATATAAATTTTCTGGTGCTAATTCAGCTGATGGACAAACATAAACATTTCCGTCAGTGAATACAAATGGTTTAACTCCATGCATATAACAATTATCATTTCTTCTTTCGCCTTTGAAGTTGAAATCAGATAAGAAAGCATATTGCAATTTACCAAATTCTTTTTCGTGGACTTTTATTAGACTTCTTATTTTTTCAATGTCTTGTTCTACAATCTTTGTTGCCTTGATAGCATTGAAAGCTATTCTAGTTGGTATTTTCTTTTCTTCTACCCACATCAACATCTTTAAGAAGTTTTCTTCTTTGTAATCATTTGATTTTAGTCTTCTTGCTTTATCATCAGACCATTCACCAGTTACATTTGGATTGGTCGATGTTTCCATTGCTCCGTCCCAAACATATGCAGCTGAAAGTTCTACATTGTCTAGACCATCAAAAACTTCAAGATGATATTCATAAGGTTTTTCTTCGTCCCATGCATACATGCCTAATCTTACCCATGAAAACATATGCCAAGTCTTTATCTTTTTAAGTAAAGAACCATTTGTACATATACCAATCTTCATACCTTTGTTGTAAGCGTACTCCACTACTTCATCTAATTTTGGATGAAGAGTCGGTTCACCTCCACCAGTAAACTCTAATCCCTCTGCACCAAGAGCGTGAAATTGGTCAATTGCAGACTTCATCTGGTCAACTGTAAGCATTTCTTTCATTGCTCGATTAGCAAAACAACAGAATGAACATGTGAGATTGCAAGGATTACATGGTGACATATGAATCATTATTGGTTTTGGTTTCTTACCTTGTTGTAAGTCAACCAATCTATCCATATGTTTTAGTAATTTGCTTGTGTTACTGGAATAACTTCGGCCTTTAATCTGAGCATCATTATTTGATTTTTTCTTTATAAATTTTATTGGCTCTGTCAAGTTAATCCTTTATTCTTAATTCATCAGATTCTCTAAGTGTAACTTCATGTAATTTATATTCTGGTTCAAAACTCTTTATGTCTTCATCATAAACATCTTTCATAAATTTAGGATAAACATCAGTGAATATTTTTGCCATTTCAGCATTTGCTTCTGATACATCATACGAAGTGTGTTTGCCTGGATGATACATTGAAGCAGCATGTATTACACCACACTTTTCTTTGGTGATTGCAGATAATATCCAATCAAATCCATATCCACTTTTAACATCATGATATTCCATAAATTTTATTAATTTAGGTATCAATGATGAATGAATAAACACTCCCATGCCTTCATTAAAATTAGTTAAACTATATTTCATTGAAGTATCTTGATGAAGTATATTGTGACTGCACTCAGAACCATACATTGTAGATAGCTGAAATATTTTAATATTTTCTTGTTTAGCAATCTCTAGGCCACGATTCACATTTTTAATATCAGTAACTAAGTCATCGTCCCAAAGACCAATATATTCATAGTCACGATAATCATAAGTCTCAAGAAAATGTTTTACCATTTCCCACTTAAATCCTGTGTCTTTTTGGATTATATCATAACTATCATCTTCAACCGGACAATCATTATAACTATAAGCTACAACTGAATAGTCTCTTTCTTCTCCTTTTGTAGAACGCCAATGATTATCTTTATCATAATTCTCATGATAGTTTAGTGGTATTCCCACTGGAACAAATATTACATTCTTAGAATTTATAAATGTTTCCATGCCCGGTTTAGGCTGTTTCATTTTGTTCATTTTCTCTATTAATCCAATTTTCGTTAAGTTTTTTTACTTCTTCTGCATCATCTTCAAACTTTTTCTCAATAGATTCTTTCCATTCTGGTACTCGGTCATATTGATGTACTAATGCAAAAGGTTTTCCCTCTGATGTACAAACCATTCCATCTTTCATAATAGGAGATTGTTCAAGAAGTTTATCACCATATTCTTTTGCTATTTGTGGTCCTGTTGTGCCTAATTGTGCAGCCCAACCATCTTCACTATTTGCAAAATTGGTAATATCTTGATATGTCTTCATTTGTAATAATACATTCAATGCAGCTTGGTCTGGACCTCCACCGCCTTCTATATTATGATTAGTACTATTTGATAACATGTATATATTCAAAAACAAATCAACCATAGTATCAAATTTACCAGAGATTGTACCTGCATTGTATATAGGATTATTAACACATTCTTCATGTACTAATGGACCAAAAGATTTCATTAGATTATTTGTTCCCCATTCTTCATCTTTATATGCAATAGATTCACAAGCAACATTGATTTCTTTATCACCAAGGTTCTCATCTAACCAAATTGATGGATTAGTTTGAAAGATAACATCTTTAACATCAGTTGTGATGATTCGATTATATTGACCTTTCATTCGTTTGAGTAAATACCATAGATGTAAGAATCGTTCTACTACAATTTGAAAGTCTTCTTTAGGGTATTTGAATGTTCGTTTTTCTTCGTCTTTGCCAAATGCGAGAATTGAATAATCTCTTTTGACTAATTCATCAACTGTTTCATAATCTATGTTATAGCAAATCATAGCTTTTGTTCCAGTAAAACCAGAACGGTCTAAAGAATTGACCCAAGGTTTGATTTTCTCAAAATTGTATCCTGTAATACAACCAATCACCATGTCTTTCATATAAATTTCCTTATATAATAAATATTAAAACTTCATTTTTACAGACTGCCAAATCCATTTGGATTATGACCTGAACCAGCATCTTGTACTGTTCGTCCGTCTTTACCTCTGTTTACACCTTTTGCTACTTTCTTCCAGGTTTTAAAACTCCCTTTAGAAGTAGAGTAAGGTGTATCTTTCTTGTATTTATTCACCAACTCCGTAGTACCAATTTCGCCAGCGCCATACTCTTCTTTAATTGTTCTTACTGAACCATCTTTATTAGCAAAGAAAGCTTCAAACTTAATCTCTGGAAATATTCTTTGTAATTTTAAGAATTCACTTAGATTAGCTGAACTATCATCAAACAATCTTACACGACTAAACTGACCAGTCTTTAAGTAATTATGTATGATAATTGCTTTTGCTCTAGGTGTTGGTGTATCTGTTATTTTTCCAGCTCTCTCGACTCTAACTTTATCAATATCAAAACCATGTTTTCTAAAAGTATCTAGAAACACTTTTTTATTATTCATATCTTGTCGTGCAGTGACAATGATAACTTTACTCTTTTTTGTAGCTAAAGCATTCTTAAGAATAATCTTTGCCTTTGCCATCATTCTTTTAATTGGTCTAGATTCTTTGTTAAACTTTTCTGCATCTCTCATTTCAGAAAAATCAAATGACTCGCCTGATTTTAATCTGTATTTAGAATAGGTGCCAGTCTCTAATCTTTTTACCAACTTCTTATCTTTTCGTACTACAACTCTTGCAGTAGTTTTAAATAGGGTATCATCTATATCAAATATAGTCAACCCACCCAAAGTATCAGTTTTTTCTGACATGAAGTTTGTTGTTAGAAAAGAGTCAAATTTTAACAACAAACTATCCTCTTGTCAATGTAAGTATTTTTTGAATTTGTTGTTCAACAGATTCTTTTCTTTTTGGCCAATATATGTATTCTTTATCGGCAGTTTTAAGTAGTTTGCTAAAGAATGGTAATACTAATTTCTCTAGGTCTGCTAACTTCTCTTCATATTCCTCGACTGTTGAATTCTTTTCTCTTTGTGATTGTGTAGCTACATCTTCAATTACTTTTTTGTAATCTTTTTCAGATACAGTATCAAACACTGAACTGAAGCCGAAATCATCGTCTCCATATTCTGCTATAATTGCATTAATATCATATGCCATCTTTATTTACTCCAAGCCTTAGCGGCATTAAAATTTGATTGACTGAATTCTAATCTATCAACCAACTTAACTGCATTACCTTTTAAATGGTCAACTGCAACGAAACCTTCTGGTGCAGTTATTCTATAACCAGAATCCGTTTTAATAAATGTTCTTGCTACTTGGTCTACTGATTGAAGTTTATTAATTATCATCAGTTTAGCCTCAGTTACGCCATTTTGTATATCAAATATTCTTTTTAGTTCACTTGCATAATTACGGAAGAATCGCATCACTTCAGATTTCTCTAGTTGACGATTTCTTTTTGTTTCTGCTCTCTTGGCAGCCAATATATTATCATTCATTTGTTTCTCAACACTTAGAATGAGTTGTCTAGTATGTTGCATTGTATCTCTAATTGTTTCGCCTTCTCTAACTTTTTTATTATTAAATACTTTAATGTATTGTCTAATTACTGAATTATCTTTAATTCTATTCATTACTGATGGACTTGCCTGTCTGAATAATTGACCAACATCAGATAATATTCTAGTGATAGCTTTAGTCTCTTGTAATGTGAATGTAGCTGTACCAGATGTATCAGTAAAATCTGCATCACGGAACCAAACATCTTTGGTTGTACTTAAGTTTTTAATATCAATATTGAAACTTGCTTTCATTTGTTCCATTGTTTGGCCAGCATATGAAGTGTGAAATACAATTCCCACATGAGCAGCTTTCATACTCTTTGATAATCTTGAATCATCCGGCACTGCATATGTAATTGTATTTGGTGTAAATGTACTATATCTTTGACCATCAATCGTTTCATTCTTAATGTCACCTTTAGTAAACATCATGTCACCTTGTAAGATGCCTTTGATACCAAGTTTTGGTAAATATCTTAATGATGTTTTTAGTTTCTTATTAAGACCTTCAGCAGGATGATTTTTATCTATATCTGCATTTGTATAATTTAGTTTAGCGTTTTTAGTAAAGACACTTTTTGTTCCAACAAAGAACTTTTTATTCTCTGGATTAATACCAACAAATATCGCAGGAGCGCCGTCCCATTTTGTAGTGATATTAACTTTTGATGTAGAACTGCCAGCTAACATATCTCTTAATGATTGTAAGAAGTTAATAGCTTCACGAGTACCTGCTACACCGTTATCTAATACGATGTCTTCAAGATGTTCAAGATGTAGATTCTTACCTGAACTAGCCTCAGTAAGAACTTCTATTTGTTTTATTTTATCTTTAAATTTATACATTTGTACTCTTTATAGTTCATTTCTTAAGACCATTATAACACAAAAAGCAAGAAAAGTCAAGCATTTACTTCTATTTATCTTCTATTCTACCTTAATAAAATAAGTAGAAATTTGAGTATTTGAAGCAGCATATCTAACTAATTCTGTAGCAAAGAAATTTGCCTTTGCTTTTGAAGCACTTTGAATTAAATCTATCATTCTCATACTCATTAATTTTTGCCATGTAAAATGTTTTTCTTTTCCTTTTCTCATAGCTTCAAAAGTTGCCTCATCTAAAATAATAGGAAACTTTTTATTATTAACTTTAGATTGTTTTCCCCAATATTTTTTATATAATAGAAATAACAATTTATAGTCTTTAGGTCGTAATTGACTATCTAAAATCTCATGAAACCCGCTATTAGGACCTAATGTTCCTATCTTTGATTGTTCTAAATAATAATCTATATTACCACCGCCTATTTTACCACCTAATGCACCTGTACCTATAATATTTCCTTGCCAACTTTTTGATGTATTAAAAGCTCTAAACTGAACAGATTTACCACCAACATATATGTAAATATCATTTGAACTAAAAAAATCACCTGTTTTACCATAAGAAAATCCATCATATGTAACTTCACCATCTCTAAAGTTTGTTCTTGTTTCAGTATTAAATTCTTTTAGTATTGCTTTTTTAGGGTTGCCTGGTTTTTTTAATGACACAGCAAGTAATTCTGTTTCACTTTTTCCATTACTATCTGCTCCTGCAAACCTTAACACACATTTTTTTAACTCAGTAAAGTTTTTACATTCTTTTAGTGGTTGTGAATTAGGGTCAAAACTTGACAACCAAATATCACCTGGATTCCATTTATCATTATTGAAAGAACCTGGTGCTAATTTATCTTCATTTGCATCTAATGTTTTTGCTGAGGCAAATGCTTTATATAAATCATTCATGAATTTTGAACCTCTATGACAATAAACATGGCCTTTAAACTTACGACCAAATTTAGCATAAACCTCATTTGCTGTATTGACATAGACATTTTCTTCATGCCAATTTTCTGGTCCTTCTTTTAAGAATTCGGTTAATGAAGATGTTGCTTCAACAAACTTAGCTGCAGCTTCTAAATTTGTTTTACTATCATCGCCTTTAACTAATTTGCCTTTGATAATATTAAATGCTAAAGAGCAATAATATGCACAACCGGATTCTGTTGGACCTGTATTTTTTGCTTGATTTACTCTTGACCCACTCATGCCACCAAAATCTTCATCTTTTAAGAAAGAACTTATTTTTATAGTGCCATTTGTAATTTTACTACCAGGTATTAAACAGTAAGAAAGTGTAGTTCCGTTTTCTTTGTTTAAAACTTTACCATAGACTTTTGTGCCATTTGGCCCTAGGCCCATAATAAAAGGTCTATTTTCTTTTATTTTTATTTCAGCAATTTTATCAAACTGTTTACCTTTATAAGGTCCACCGCTTGCAGATTTTCCATCTTTTTTAAAATCTGCTGATGTTAGCTGTGTCATATCAATCCTGTCTTTGTATTAGTCTATTTATGCCATAGCGTAACACAATTATCTGATAATGTCAATCTCTTTTTCGCCTGTCCACACTTCTATATCATTTCTTAATCTATTATCTTTCTTTAGATTATCATATCTATTTGATGCTTTCTTTTTCCACCATTCAATGATATTTTCTAGA